AAGTAGTTGTTCCCTATTTGTTCCCCATTGTGTTATATTCGCGGCAATGAGTTCAATAGCGTAGCGGGACAGTCTAAAATGACAAAGGTATCTAGAGCATCCATAAAGGATAAACTAAAAGACACAAAGTCTATTAGTTCCGCACTAATGATCAAGCGTGGATCTCTCACCCACAAACAATTGAAGTTTGCACAAGGTATCGCCATTGATGGGTTAACTGGTGCGGAAGCTTATAGGCAAGCATATGACAGTAAGGCCAAACCTCATACAGTAGCCAATAACGCCAGTGCGATGATTACAAAACATAAGGGTATTCAGGCGATCATAACTGCAATGGAAGCGGCAAAAGAGGCTGAGAGATATAATACTGCCGAATCCCTGCGCTCATTGGTGATCAATAGCCTAGTACAAACACTGATAGACCCTAGCACTAAAGCCAGTGATAGAACCAATTGCGCTAAGGTACTGGGACAGGTAACTGAGGTCGCAGCGTTTACCACAAGGTCAGAGACTACAGTTATAAAGGATAGTGGGGAACTCAGACTACAGATACTTGATGAGCTTAGATCAATGATGCTTAGCTCTAACCAATCAATAACTGATATAGATACTGATTCTTTAATGGCTGAACTCATTGTGGGAAAAGATGACGAACTCTCAGCGGGTGGAATGGCAGAATGTGGGAAATTAGTATCAGAAACAGCATTAAAAGAGGGTGGAGGTGGGGCAGACCCACTTTTTGATGAAGATGAGGTGGCTGGTTCTCTACATATTATTCCTGACAAACAATCATTTCCCCCAGAGAATTCCTTAGATTCACCTCTTCCTGACTCAGATCGCATACAGAAAAGGGCCCCCTATGTTAAATAATTCACATGGGTGGGGGGGTATATATTTTTTTTGCTCCTTGTCGATCGACAAGGTAGGGCATAATTTCTCAATGAAATCAATGGTACGTTAAATTGAAAAGATACATAAAGCCTACTACTGAGCAGCGTAATGAGGTTAATGAGATGGTGCTTGATATTCAAAAACTTCTAGATGGCAAGGAATGGGGGCCTTCATTGGCGGCGTTGACTATCTGCATTGGAGAGATGGGTGAGATGATTGACAGGGAGGACCAGTCTGACTTTGTATCTTATGTGTGTGGTGTCCTTAGTGGGATTATGCATGTTAAGGGTGAGCTGCATTGATTATTAACAGAGAGATGATTGCTAGTAGGCGGGACTTAGATCGTGCTGTATGTATGGAGGTTACAATGACACCTGCCCAGAGGGAGGTCTTTTTGTTTATAGATGAGTACTGGCTACAGTATGGGTTTGGTCCGTCTATTAGGGATATATGTGAGTTTAGGAATAAGCCTGGGCTTGGTAACACTGCTAAGATAATAGACCGTCTAGTAAGGCTGGGGGTTTTAAAAAGGGTTAAGGGAATGGGTAGGAGTGTTAGACCTGTGTATATTAACTTTAGGAAGCTGGACTGATGGGTATTGCGGAAATGATAGCGGATCTTCCTCTAATGGAGCAGGAGAAGCTATTTGAGAACGTGGCCCAATATAAGGGGGCTTTGGTAAGAGAGAAAGCCCAGCAAGACTTCCTATCCTTTGTTAAGGAGATGTGGCCTGGGTTTATACATGGCAGACACCACGCCCTCATGGCTAAGAAGTTTCAAGAGATTGTAGATGGGAAATTAAAAAGACTGATTATTAATATGCCACCTAGGCATACAAAATCGGAATTTGCCTCTAATATGTTACCTGCTTGGTTCTTGGGTAAGTTCCCAGAGAAGAAAGTTATCCAATGTTCTAATACGGCAGAACTGGCTGTTGGCTTTGGACGTAAGGTTAGAAACTTGGTAGGGTCTGAACAGTACTCTAAGATCTTCCCAGATGTAACGCTAAAGTCTGACTCTAAGGCTGCAGGACGCTGGGCTACAAATCACGGGGGAGACTATTTTGCTATTGGGGTTGGCGGGACGGTAACAGGGAAAGGAGCTGACTTATTAATAATAGATGACCCACACTCTGAGCAGGAAGCGAAACTAGCCCAAGGGGACCCTAGTGTATTTGACTCTGTATATGAGTGGTATACGTCTGGCCCTAGGCAGCGTCTTCAACCTGGAGGGGTTATTATTGTAGTCATGACACGCTGGTCAGATAAAGATCTAACTGGCAAGCTCTTAAAGGATGATACTGAATGGGATATTGTCCAGTTACCTGCAATTCTGCCTAGTGGTAATGCTTTATGGCCTGAGTTCTGGGAGCTAAGAGAGCTGTTAGATCTAAAGGAAGAGCTCCCTGTATATAAGTGGAACGCTCAATATCAACAGACTCCTACTGGAGAAGAAGGCGCTTTAGTAAAAAGAGACTGGTGGCAGAGATGGGAGGCTGATAGGCCCCCTAAGTGTGAGTTTATAATACAGTCATGGGATACTGCGTTTACTAAAAGTCAGAGGGCGGATTATTCAGCCTGTACTACTTGGGGGATTTTTCACTTAAATGAAAACCCAGAAGACGTTAATATAATCATGCTAGATGCGTGGAAGGATAAGCTGGAATTCCCTGATCTAAAGGACACGGCTAAGAGATTCTATGATGAATGGCAGCCTGATGCCTGTATTATTGAAGCTAAAGCTGCTGGAGCTCCACTGATATTTGAATTAAGACGTATGGGAGTGATGGTATCAGACTACACTCCTGTAAGAGGTAATGATAAGTTCGTCCGTATCAACTCTGTGACTGATTTATTCAGGTCTGGGAGGGTCTGGGCTCCTGAGACTAAGTGGGCAGAAGAGGTAATAGAAGAAATGGCTAGATTTCCCAACGCAGAGCATGACGATCTGGTGGATTCTACGGTGCAAGCCCTTATTAGGTTTAGACAAGGTGGGTTTTTAAGACTAGATTCTGATGAGGAAGATGATAATATCGGATTTAGACGTAAGAAGAGCTATTACTGATGGATCTCTGGAGCTTATTAAACGTACCACCTAGTCTGTGTGACTCAGCGTCTAAGGACTTTGATGAATTGCCGACAATGGATAGCAGGGTGATGTCAGAAGAGGCTGTGGTTAACCACGATCACAGAGATTCTACTCTTAGATTTGCAGGACATGATCATTGGCTGACTGGAATTATGCAGCACCACGGAATGCTGGCGAATATAAATACTGGGTGGGGATTTCATATAAACTCCCAAGAATCTATTCAAGTGGCAGACTATGTGAAGGGGCAGCATTTTAACTGGCATGTAGATACCATTTTATTATCAGGTAATGAGCTGGATAGAAAGCTAACTTTGATAATGTTATTAAATGATGGATTTGAGGGCGGCGAATTGCAATTACAGCACCCTAGAAAAAGTGAGATTGAGACTATCCCTCTAGTCAAAGGATCGATAGTTGCATTTCCATCCTATGTATTACACAGAGTTACACCAATTATTTCTGGCAGAAGGCGATCTGCCACGTTGTGGTTAAATGGTCCTAGATTTAGATAATTTAAAAGGAGTAAATATGAGTTTCGATAAAGCCTTATATCCAACGCCGTTAGCAGAAGATTACGAAGAGAATAATGATGTTGAAATAGAAATAAGTGATGGCTTTGTAGAGGAAGAAGAAGAGGATGAAGAATTCGGTGAGAACTTAGCCGAATATATTTCTGAATCTGAGCTGGCTAGTATTGCCGGTGATTTAATTCAGGACTATGAGGATGATGTCAGCTCAAGAAAAGATTGGATGCAGACTTATGTAGACGGTCTTGAATTATTGGGTATGAGAATTGAAGAAAGGTCAGAGCCTTGGGAAGGAGCTTGTGGAGTTTATCACCCACTACTGGCAGAGGCTTTAGTTAAGTTTCAGTCAGAGACAATTATGGAGACATTTCCTGCGGCAGGACCTGTCAAAACTAGGATCATTGGCAAGGAAACTCCGGCCATAAAAGATGCTGCTGAACGGGTCAAAGAGGATATGAATTACCAGCTCACAGAGGTGATGGTTGAGTTCCGCCCTGAGCATGAAAGAATGTTGTGGGGCTTGGGTTTAGCAGGTAATGCATTTAAGAAAGTTTACTTTGATCCAGCACTAGATAGGCAAGTCTCACTGTTTGTCCCAGCTGAAGATGTTGTGGTGCCTTATGGCTCGTCAAATCTAGAGACATCTGAGCGCGTAACTCACGTTATGCGTAAGACAAAAAATGATCTAAAGAAGCTAATCGCTGCAGGATTCTATAGAGATATAGAGCTGTCAGATCCAGTTAATACAATGGACGAGATAGAAAAGAAGATTGCAGAGAAGATGGGATTTAGAGCAAATACAGATGACCGCTATAAATTATTAGAAATGCAGGTTAACTTAGATTTGCCTGGGTACGAAGATAAGGATGAGGACGGAGAAGAGACCGGTATTGCTCTGCCTTATATTATTACCATAGATAAAAATACTCAGGATGTTTTAGCTATTCGCCGTAACTGGAGACAGAGCGATGACATTAAACAGAAGAGATCGCACTTTGTACATTATGGATATATCCCAGGCTTTGGGTTCTACTGCTTTGGACTTATTCATTTAATCGGTGCATTTGCTAAGTCTGGTACTTCTATTATTCGTCAGCTAGTAGATGCAGGCACTTTATCTAATCTACCAGGCGGATTAAAAACTAAGGGTATGCGAGTTAAGGGAGATGACACTCCTATTTCTCCGGGAGAGTTTAGGGACGTAGATGTAGCCTCTGGAACTATTCGGGATAATATTTTACCTCTGCCATATAAAGAGCCTAGTCAGGTTCTGTTCCAATTAATGAATCAGATTATTGAGGATGGAAGACGGTTTGCCTCAGCTGCTGATCTGAATGTTTCTGATATGTCTGCTAATGCTCCTGTAGGAACTACGCTGGCTATATTGGAAAGAACATTAAAGGTTATGTCTGCAGTTCAGGCGCGTATCTATTATTCAATGAAGCAGGAATTTAAACTGCTGAAGATGATTATTAGAGACTGCACTCCAGAAGAATATAGTTATCAGCCAATAGAAGGAAGTAGAAAGGCTAAGCAGGCTGACTATGATCTGTGTGATGTAATCCCAGTATCTGATCCTAACGCTTCTACTATGTCGCAGAAGGTAGTTCAGTATCAGGCTGTAATGCAGATGGCTGGCGCGAACCCACAGATCTATGATCAAGTGGAATTAAACCGGCAAATGCTGGAAGTCTTGGGAATTAAGAATATCGGAAAGTTAATTCCAAATTCAGAAGACCAAAAGCCGAAGGACCCAGTATCAGAAAATATGGCGATTCTAAATGGCAAGCCTGTTAAAGCTTTTATCTACCAGGACCATGAGGCGCATATACAAGTACACATGTCTCTGTCACAAGATCCAAAGGTAGCAAAGCTGTTGGGCCAAGACCCACAGGCACAGGTAAAGGCTGCAGCAGGTATGGCACATATTAATGAACACATAGCATTCCAATATCGCAAAGAGATAGAAGAGCAGCTAGGCGTTCCATTGCCAGATCTGGACAAAGAACTATCTGCAGATATGGAAATAGAAGTATCAAGGATGATGGCAGCAGCTGCACAAAAGCTACTGAAAAAAGATCAAGCAGAGGTCGCGCAACAACAGGCGCAGCAAGCTCAGCAAGATCCTATTGTCCAGATGCAGCAACAAGAACTTCAGCTCAGGGCAAAAGAAGTAGAGATCAAGGGCAAGGAAGTGGAGTTGAAAGAGAAGAAAATTATGATAGACGCGGCAGCACAGGCAGACAAACTCGAATTGGACAAAGCCAAGGTAGAGTCAGAGCAGCAGTTAGCTGGCCTGCAGATCGGTGCCAAGGTCGCAAATCAGAAGGAAATACAAGAAAACCAGAAGGCAGCATTAGAGGCAAAGATGCAGCTAGAAGGTACAAAGCTAGGAGTAAAAATTTCTGAAGGTGTATCTCAAATTATTAACTCAAAAGAGAACAAACCCAAGGATAACAAATAATGGAAAAAGAGATAACTGTAGTATTGAGTCAGATTAAGGAAAAGAGGGATCAGATAGCCACAGCTATAGCCACCAGCGCAGCTAAGGACTATGCAGAGTACCAAAAACTTTGTGGGGAGATTAGGGGTCTATCCATCGCAGAGGGTTATATCTTAGACCTTGTAAAACACATGGAGCAATCTGATGACTGAAATCGCTACAGAAAGCGAAGAAACAAAAGCAACGCAATTACCACAACCTACTGGGTACCACATACTCGTAAGTATTCCGGTAATTGAGGAAAAGTACGATAGTGGTCTTTTGAAGGCGGACACAACCCGTCAGTATGAAGAGATACTAAGTACTGTGTTC